AACTTGCATCAATACTTTGAAAGTATCTTTTGTAATAATATCTCTAGCAAATAAAAGTCTAAGTAATCTCTCACTTGTAATTTCACTGTAATCTATGTCATTACCAAGTTTGGCTTCGATTGCCCCTTGCACCCACTTTGAACGCGATTGTTTGTAACCAAGTCGCCCCTCAATTCTCTGTATCAAACGATAGGGCATAGAAAGCGACATTGGAATGTGTTTTTCTTTTACTCTTCTTCGACCCATTAATAACAATCTCCTACAATTTGCCACACAGGGTCTAACAACCAATCACAATGTTTACCACCACAATCTTCTAATTCATGTTGAAAATATAATCCGGCTTCATTAACATCATCTGTATAACCAGCACGATTTTCACGCCAATAAACAATTTTAGATGACTTAAACCAGTCAGAAATATATTCAAAGTCATCTGAATGTTCAAAAACAGTTCTCTTCAAACAGATGATGCGATACATCCTTACGGAGTCAGTCATTCTTGAACCCTCCTTAATGGAGTTGGGATTTTTGTAGGGAATGATTTGTAACCGCATGTATCACATACTTTTTGCACATATCCTTCGGGATAGATAGTTCGCATTTTTCTTCTTCCACAATTAAAGCACTTCATTCTTCAAACCACCTACATCTCTTACCATTTTCTTCAAAACATAAACCATATAGGCCGGATTCATATAATCTAATTTTACAGTTTGGACATTGCCAACCTTCAAAAAATCCTATTGACGGCATATTTCTACATTGATATTTCATTTGTCTTTTTGTGTTGCATCCTTTGCATATCATTCTATCAGCTCCGATTGTCGGCAAGGCATGCATACCATAAATTGGGGAACTTCCCAACCTAAAGGCATAACTCCTATTATTTCTTCGCAGGTGTGGCAACATACTGGGCTCATTATTTGGCTCATATACTTGGGATAACGGCCTAGTATATAATATATTTCATTATTAATTCTATTTAGAGTTAATATCTACGCAGATTCATAGGACTCCGCCCTATTTCACCCGCATCCCATCGCAGATGTTCAAGATTAGTGTTGACAGTATTATAATAAACCTCTTCCTATCATGATAGGTTTATGGCGAAAGGAAAAAACGACCTAATTTTAAGAGACAGACTTCAATTTACACTAGATTCTAATGGCGATTTGCCAATAGTCTATGGTAGAATTGATTTAAGCGACTATGTATCTGTGGTTAACAATCAAGGATTGGCAATAAAAGAGACAAGAATAATGCTAAGAAACCCTAATTCTACTAACACTGGGTTTTTGGGTATGAATCTATTACTTACTGCCGGTTCTTCCGGTGTTAATTCTGCCGATATTTCCGTTGTAGGAACTACAACAGCATACGAAAGTGGGGCGGATATTGGTATTGCTTCACCAAATACCTTCTTCCAAGCTCGTATGGCTTCCGAAAACTCAGAAGATGGTAGTGGAGTAGTTGTATCTCAAGACAACGAATACATACAGTATGGGACTCCCGATTTGCATCCGGAAGGTTATGTCGTTGTTAGTGATGTCCTTATTGGCATTGCTTGTAATAATGTTGACCGTTACGCTGATGATACTCTTGAATGTGATGTTATGCTTATTGCTGAGCCTGTAAAGGTCACAAAAGACGAACTAAAGGATATGCTAGCCCAAGCCACCGACCTATGAGGTGGTCTAATTGGCTAGAGGTAAAACAGAGGCTGCGGCTTCTAAAGTAAAAACCGCCGTTGCTCTTGGAGGTTTAGGCGGTTCGATTGGTGGCGGTATTGGTGCTGGTGTTGGTGCTATTACTGGTCTTATTATTGGTGATGAAAAGACCGTCTTTCCGATTGATATGATTGCAATTCCAGCATTTCAAGGTTATTTGATTTCAGGTAATCCGGCTTTTTCAGTTTATATCAAAGCAGGTGAAACTTTAGTCCCAACCGGAGGTAATGTATTAGACATGACTGAAAACATGGATATTGAAGCAGTCAGCGAAACCCCAAAGCCTAAAAAAAGAACTCAAAGTAAATGGAATAGATATGTCAAGAATAAGAAAAATCATATCAAATATAAATCGGGTAAGTTCAAAGGTAGATTAAATTTGAAAGCAATGGCTAAAAAAGGCGGTTTTGGAAGTAAAAAAGCAATCAAAAAAGGGGGTAAAAAATAATGCCAATACATGAAATAAGGGAATCAATAGAACAAGAAAAAATAATTCTTGATGCCAACGGTTTTGGGATTGTTCAAAAGGTAATTAACTTACAAGATAACATGTCACATAAAATGCTTCAATGTGATGTTTTTCATGACAACCCTTTACCATCATCTACAACGGCTTTTACTGCCGAGCTATTAGTTACGCCTACTCCGGTCATCTATACTGATATGATAATTAATGGGTACGAAAATCGTTCACCTGCGGCAGCAAACGAGAACATATTGTTCAAAGAAACTACAATTTTTGAGGAGAGAGGAACAACTTTTCCAAATAAAGAGGAATTTCCTAACAGATTTATTAGTGCGCGACCAACATTTACATGGTATATGCCTAAATTATACATTACATTATTCCTACACGGTTCAACAGGTGATGAGATTGATAACTTGGCAATAAGTGTTTATTGCGCTGTTGAATCCAAAAAAGTCTCACTTGTAACATATGGGATGGGAGTAATTAGAGAAGACCATATTGCTCAAGTTGCCGCAGTGATGGCAAATGGCCGTTCTATACCTCCTGCGCGCAATGTAGGGCAAGCATATCCAATGTGGAAATATGGCGGTGTTAGACCCGAATATATGATGAAGAGTGATGCTTTCGCGGATTTCTTTGTATCTCCTAGCTTTGATGCTTCAAAAACTGTGCCTACTGCTCAATTAAGACAATTTGCTCAATTAGCAAGACAAATGGTTCCCAATTTGGAAGCGTTTGGTACTGGTGGCAATGTCAAAGGAGATATTCCTGACTGGGTTAAGTTCCATCTACCAATGGGGATTGAATCGGGCCCAGTTCGAGAACAATGGCCACCAACAAAATACGCGGATAATGGTAATACTTTGACACTGTGATTTTTATGAATCCAATTGCTCCAATAGATATTGAACAAAATAATAAAATTGCATGGTGCGAAAAATTACTTTATGCTCTGGTTATTCTTCAATTTCCACAACTTGCATCAATACTTTGAAAGTATCTTTTGTAATAATATCTCTAGCAAATAAAAGTCTAAGTAATCTCTCACTTGTAATTTCACTGTAATCTATGTC